CAGCGGTGCCTTTGAATTTCGCTGTGACCGCAACCGAGCCCGTGGTGGCAACCGCGCTGACCGGCAGCGATGCATTGGCATTGATGGCAGCCGCGATCGATGTGGCGATGATCGCCGGCGTATCCGTGGCGCCGACATAGACCGGCACGTTGTACCCGGCGATATAAAGATCGATCGTCCCAGGGGCGGTCGGCGCGGTGGCGACCAGGATGGCGCCGGCAGCCGCGGCGCCGGTAGGCTCCGCCACCGGCAGGCCCCACACTTCATTCGCCCAATTGTTTGCAAAGAACGCGCGGAACATGCAGGCCAGCTGCGAGCCCTGGCCGAACAGCGCGTCGGCCTGCGCCTGCGAAGCGCACGGCACCGGCACGTCCGGCGGCGCGGTGCCGACGGTCAATTTGATACCGACCAGGAGCGAGCGACCCGGCGTCTGCCCGAGGCCCGCCTTGCTCGGGTCGAGCTCGACCCAATACAGCGGCATGCGCCAATTGGATGGAATGCGATTAAAAGAGATGGGCATGCTGCCCTCCTTTGCGGTTGGTATCCGCGCGCGCGGATATGCGAGCGGCCCGCCTTCGGTAAGGCGGGCCGTGGTTTGCGATCAGAACTCGGGTCGATCAGCTCTCGTGACGCTCGGCTTTTGCCTCGGCCTTCCCCTTTCGCACCACCGGTGCGCCAGGATCCTCGGTCAACACATCGCCATCCGCGATGCGGCGCGCCGTGTAAGTATCCTCCGGCCAGTCAGCCGGACCTTCGGCGGGAAAGTATTTGCCGGTCGGGTGGTAGAGCACCTTGCGGATTTCATCGGTCCGCGGCCACACTTGTAAGGTCATGGGTTCGCTCACTTTTCGGTTGGGAGATCGTAGTCGGCGGCGACTTGCTGAATTTCCTGCGGATCGCTGCCGGCGGGATAGCGCGTCTCGAGGTGCACCTTCGAGAGCACGTCCGGCACCAGCGGCGGGAAGTCGATGGTGCCGAGATCGATGGTCAGCGAGAACCGGCTCTCGGCAATGGGAATGGAATTGTCGGCGCCGGCATTGCCGAATTGATGCGTGCGGTTGCCGCGCGCGTAGGCCTGGATCCTCGCCGCCGGATTGAGATAGAGCGACGGGTCGGTAAACAGGCGATCGCACAAGAGCACAAAGCCCTCGTCTAGTTTGTTTTCCGCCGCCGCGGCGTCGTTGTTTTGAATGATGATCGAAAAGCCGTAGAGCACCGACAGACGAAAGCGCGGCTCGAGCACGTTTGCATCACCGTCCGGCAGCATGTCCTCGCTGATAAAGTAGACGCCGACAAACGGTATCTTTTCCGGCTGTATCTGCTCGGCCTTGTTGCTGCTAAAGGTAAAGCCGGCAAAGAACGGCATGATCTTAATTCGCGCCAGCATCGCATCGCGCACAATCATCGCGTAGCTCGTTGCGCTCATGGCTTGGCCGCCACCAGGCGCCGCAGCGTCAAGGTCGTTTCACCGCCGCCATTCGGGTCGGCGTCCAGCACCTCAAAGTCGCCTTCGGCGGCCAGGCCGACTGGATCCGCCGGCACGTTGATGAGATCGCCCTGCAGCGGCAGCACGGCGAACTCGACATCACGAATATCGAGCACGATGCGCGTCTCGGAAACGATCGAGCCGTCCAGCGCGTCGACATCGATGGCGTCGATATCGAGAATGCCGCGCGCGGCGAACGGCTGCCCGCTTGGCTGGCTCTTGAGCGGCGTGACGGTGACCGCGCGCCCGAACAACTCCTGCGCCGGCAGGTACACATCCTCGGAAAAGTTAACCGCCATATTTGCCCGGCGCCTTTCTTCTGAACTTCTTGAACAGCGAGCGCGCAGCGCGCCGACCACGCAAGCGCTCGAGCCGGCGCAGCTTCATCTTGCGGCGTTTGCGCCGGCCAGGATGCGCGCCGCGATAGCGCAACTCGTTCGGCACATAGATCGTATTGAGCCGGCCAGGGATCCATCGCCCGCGCGCATCGCGCGGCTGCGAGCGCCAATCATGCCGCCAGCGGTTATCGAGCCAATCGTCGCGCGAGCTCGCCCAATCGGTGCGCGCCCAGGCCGATGCACTGCGTAACGAGTGCTCGCCGTGCGTGCGCCGGCGCAGCGGCGCATAGGCGGAACTGATAATCTTTTGCCAGGGCGCCGGCAGGCCGGAGCTCAAGACCTTTTGCCCGAGATGCTCGAGCTCGCTCAAGCCGCCGCTTCGCAGCGCATCGCCCATGCGGGTGTCGGTGCCGCCGAACGGCCCCGCCAGCGCTTTCATTAAAAACTCTTCGCCCAGGCTATTGAGCTTATCGTCGATGATTTTCTCGAGCAGGCTGTCGTCGCCCTCGATGAGCGCGCTCACCAGCTTGGCGATTTGTCCGACATTGGCGCCGAGCATCACACTTCGAAGCGCATGTAGGCCGACAGCAAGGCGCCGATGGTATCGCCGCCGATCAGCGGGCCCTTGCCGGAGCTGCCACCTTTGCTCGCGGTCGCGTTCGGGTCGAAATACATCACGCGCGCGTCCTTGTGCGAGATCGAGCGCACGCCGGTATTGAGCCCGCGCGCGAGCTGCGCCGCGCCGGCCTGCACCATGAGCTGCAGGGCGGCCTTCAACGCCGGCGGTGCGTCGGTCGGCAGCTCATAGCCACCGGTATAGGTGACCACGATCGACTCCGCCGAGCCGCCGAGCGAGCCGAGCAGCGTGAGCTTGCCCGAGTCGCTTTCGACTTCGTAATTGGCCGGGTCGATGAGTGTGCCATCCGGCGCATTGACCGACTCGACGTCGCCCTCTGCGATCGGGTAGTGCGACAAGTGCACGCGATAATTTTCATAAGGCGGCGGATCACCGCGCCAGGTTTCCGCGACCTTCTCCTTGGCGAAGGTGCGATTGCACATCACCGCGATCACATCGGAATAACTGTCGATCAGCATTTGCAGCTGGGCATCGCGCGACGTATCGGTCAGCGGAATGCCGAGCGCCGTTTTGAGCTCGTCCAGGGTGAGCAGCGCCGTGCTCGTCGCCGGCTCCAAGATCTTGATGGTGCGGTCTGCCATCAACCTGCCTCAATGTGGAACTGTTCGAACAGCGCGCGCAACTCCAGCGCCGGCGCCTCGCTGCCATCCGACATCACCGGCACCGCGCAAAACGTCTCGCGGTCGATTTTCCAGGCCAGGATCCGCGGGGCCGGATCCCCGCGATCGCCAGGCCGGCCAGCCGGACCAGGATCGCCGCGCTCGCCTTTGCCGGGCTTGCCAGGACGGCCAGCCGAGGCGATGAGCTGCCAGCCAGAGCCAGGGCAATCACCGGGGTCGTCACCGCGCGCCACAAAGCTGGAACCGTTGAGCGCGACAATATCGAGATACCGATAGCGGCCCGCCGGATCGAAGGTGCCGCGGATCGTCATCTGCGCGGCGTCCTTTCCCGGTACGGCCAGGCAAATCCAATCGGCGTGTACGCTTTGATTTTGATAGGGCTCGCGCGCGCTATCGCGCCGCGCCTGGTAGAGGCCGCCGGCATGCGTAACAACGTCGCCCTCGTAGTGCACCCGATCGTACCAGGCCTGCACCGGCGGCAGTTTGCCAGGGGCGCCATCTTTGCCGGGAGCACCGCGCTCGCCCGGCGGACCGGCCAGGGCGGGCCCAGGTTCGCCCGGCGGGCCAGCAGGGCCGGCAATGCCGGCGACCGACTCGCCAGGCGCCCCAGGCGGCCCGGCGGGGCCGCGTTCACCAGGTGCACCATCTTTGAGCTCGGCCAGCCGCGCATTGATGCGCTCGAGCATATCGCCGCGCAAAGCCGCGACCTCGGCCCGCAGGCCGGAGATTACGCTTGCGGCCTGCGCCTCGATGAGCGCGCGCTCGCGCTGCCATTGGCGCCGCTCGAGATCGAGCACATCCGCCAGGGCTTCGCGCCAGGCGTTAAGCAGCGTCTCGGCGGCGTCCGATGCGGGCGGCGCAATCGATAAGGGCTCTGGCTTCCCGTTCAATGTCATCGCGGTGGCCTTTCGTTTCGGGCGGCGGCGCCGGCGGCGGAGCTGGCGCCGGCGGCGAGGCCGGAATTGCTTTAGCCGCTGATAGCGGCACCACCTGCTGCTGCACGCGCGGCTCGTCGCCATATTGCACCGCGGCCAGGCCTTCCTGCTGACGCGCGTCGTTCGGACTATAGATGCCGCCTTGCACGCCGCGGGCGAGCGCCTCGATGCGGTCCTTTTGCGCCGAGCGCAGCAACGCCGCGGTGTCGAATTCGGCATACTCGTCCGGCTGGCCTTTGAGCTCGAACAGCACGCCGAAGGCTTCCTCAATGTGGTTGAGCGCAAAGCCCAGGCCCGAGGCGATCCAGCTCTGCATCAAGAGCTCAGTGGAATTGTAGGAGGTGCCGCCCAGGCCGAGGATCTGCAGCGGAATGCGAAACGCGAGTGCGATGTTTTCACTCGACAATTTGAGAATTTCTGCGGTGGCGGCATCCTTGCTGGCAACCGCCCACGGCTGCACCTTCAAGCCGGCGGTCAGGATTGGCGTGCCGCCTTGGTGCAAACCTTTCGCCTGGTCGTTCCAGCGATCGCGCAACGCCTGCACTTGGTCTTTGTCGAGCGTTAAGTCAGTCGACAGCACGGCGGACGGTCGGGCCTCGTTGCGATAGAACGCGGTCTGCTGCGCGGCGATCGCGGCGCCAACACCGACATCGGTGTAGGCGGCGACCAGCGGCGACTCCCCGACCAAAGGCCGCGGGAAACGGCGCGAGACATGCAAGCGGATATGCAGCACGTCGCGCATCGGCACCGGCAAGAGCTCCTCGCCATTGAGTCGCTTGTCGATGATGTCGTTGCCGTTGAGCTGGTAGAAAATCTCGCCGCTCTGCGCCACGCGCGGAAACGACAGATTACTGTCCATCAAGTGCAACTCGTCGATTTCATAACGCGAGTTGCGAAGCGCCAGGGCGTAGCAATTGCCCTCAAGGTAGAGCCAGCGCGCCGCGTTGAGCAGGAAGTCAGACACCGATTGGTAGTCGTTGGGATGCCGCAGGATGCGCGACAGCGCCGAATTGCTGACGCGCTCGCGGCCTCCGTCATCATTCAGCCGCCAGTGATCGCCAGGACACATGGCGACCGTCTGCGAGTAGGCCGATATGCAGGCCTCGACCATTGCCGACTGCGCGCCGGCAGGCACCGGCGTATAGCCTTGCTGCCAGAAGTTGTCGGCAACACCGGCGGGGAGCCACCCGCCGGTGATCGGCAAATAGTACGGGCCAGCTCGGTAATCGCCTTCGCTCTTACCAATGAGCCGGCCCGCAACGCGCGACAAAAAACCGCCCACGCTCATGCGGGGTTCGATGTCCTGGTCGCATAACCGCCCTTGGCCGCAGGCTTGGCTTCGGATTGCTTGGCTTCCTTCGCCTGCGCCGAAGTCGGATCAGGCCCGCTGCCGTCATCCTCGTGTTCCGCCACATGCACACCGGATGCGGCCAGATCATTTTCCTCCTGCGTAGGCGTTGGCTTCACTTCGCCC